AGTATCAATACTGCTGGTAGTTCTAGTGGGTTTTAATGCAACATTTACTAAAAGTTCTTTACCGTCATTGGGCACAGGCACTAGCCAAAAAGTATTAACAGTTTTTTGTAGATACACAGTAGGAGTACCTGTTTTATCCCTCCAATCGGGGTAATTAAGTTCTAAACTTCTTGGACTAATAGGATCTAAGTCATGTCCATCGTAAGTTGCCCATAAAATTTGATGCACCTCCGTGCCGCTGGGCTGGTCAAACTCGTATTCATATGCACCAGATATAGTAGTTATTGGGTCTAAATCAAATGTAAACGCCTTACTTTTTTCGCAAAGTTCTATAGTTGCAGAACGTAAATTAGTCTCAATCAAAGAGTCTGGACACCCTGGAACGTAAGGTAATATCTCTGTAATTAATGAATCAAAACTAGCCATTAGTAGCTCCCTGATCTGGTTGTATATTATTCTGTACTAACCCGCCTTGACCTAAGCTTTGAGTGAACAACTGATAATAAGTTCCTGCAGTTTGCATATTTGAAGCATACTCAGAATCTTTAAGAAAAGCTCTATACAAAACAAAGTTTATTAGAGGATTAGCGAAAACATCATCTACTTGAATTAAATCGGTAACAGCACTTAGATTAGTAGGATTTTTAGAATATACAACCTCTACGTATGCACTACCCGCAACCCCTGGATATACGTAATATTTCCTAGGATCATTTGTATCAAATATATAATGTTTAACTTCGGTGCCATGAGTAGCGTCCCCCGTTACAGTAGGATCATGCCAACTCGGTTGTGTGCTATTCAAAGCATCTTCAGTAACGACTCTTATAGCTCTAGCCCCAGTTGCGTCAGTGCCTGTGCCTGACATGTTTCTAACTAACTTTATTAAACGTAACCCGTCAGTTGGGATAGACTGTTCAGTTCCTGTGGATAAAGATACATTAGAATGAGTAGCGGTAGAATCAGGACGAAGATTAGCAATCTCTCTTTGACCATCATTCAAATAATCTAAAAGTTCTCCTTGAGTCCATCGTACACTTGTATTATCTTGCAAGATGTTCTGAACTCTTGAAAGGATATGTTGCCCTTGTAATGTCCCTGCCATTTATCACTCTTCTACTTTTTTACTCTTTGTAGTCTTTTTGGGTTTCTCCTTAGTTTCTTCAATAAGTTCTTCCATCTTCTTAGGTGCTTCTTTTACTTCAGTGCACCCAGCTTGTATGCAGGCATACGCTATGTAGTCAGGAAACTCTCTTGTTTCTCCAGCTTCTAGTCTAACTGCATCACCAGTAGTTAAAGCTACGTAAACATCTTCACTAGCTTTTACTAACATTTTTTTTGTTTCTTGTTCCGCCATTTATAACTCCTGTTTAAAAGAAGGGGGTGGCCCTAAGACCACCCCAATCTTAATTAGAATGCGCAATCTACTCTGATTACACCAAAGTCTTCGTCCTGACCAGAAATGTCAGAATTGTACTTAGGCTTTTTAACACCCATGATCTTACCGATAGAGATACCATTTTGGTTTCCATAGTCGAAAGTGTCTTCAACTATTTCTGGTAAACCGATATCTGCCATAGCAAGAGCTTGAGCTCCACAGAATAAGCAAGAAGCGAAGTCAATGTCACTACCAGATCCACCTTTCTGAGTACCTGAAGTACCTTGAGAAGTGTTTGGTACGTGTCTGAATTCGTGAACCATGACACCGTCAACCATTAAGCTAGAAGATCCAGCAAATAGTTCGTTGTTTGGTCCTCTGATACCAGCGCTTCTTACGTTAGATAAGAAGTCTGAATCTAGTTTCAGATCAGCCATTACTTGTGGAGTAACAAAAAGATGGAACATCTCTTCATTACCATTGCCTCTCATACCTCTAATGTATTGATCTTTAGCATAAGCTTTAAGCTCAACAATTGTGCTGTACTTCATAGTATCAGCAGCAACTAAAGCAGAAGTATCACCAGCAACTAAACCATTAGTTGCATCGACTCTTCTGTGTCTGTTAGAAGTAGGAGCAGTTACATCACCATTAAACGCAAGATCAGATAGATTAGCACCTGAACCTAAAACTGGTCTTGTAGCAGAAGAACCACCAATATTGTTGTTCTTTCTGTTATAAGAAATACCAGCCAAGGTTAAGAATGCGATTTGGTCTATTCTGTCTGCCATTGCGTATGCAAGTGCATCCCTTGAATGCTCACGGAAGTTGACAACAGATTTTTGATCAGCAAGCCTACCAGATAGTCTGTTTGCAAATCTTAATTGATCTAGTTGTACAACGATGTCGAATGCTCTCAACGCTTCTTCATTACCTTCGAGAGTGTTGTCACCAACAATACCATCACCAGTCATGTCAGCTAAAAGTGTTAAAACAGCTCTAGCTCCTTTTTCTGATTGTGTAAGTTCATTTATTACTTGAACCATGGCGTTGGGTCCACTACCCGCAAATTGGTTAATGAAGGACATGTTTCTAGCAACTCTCCAAAAATCACGAGACCAGATAGTAAGCTGTTCGCTGGTCAACGCGCTAAAGTTTGTATTAGCCATTAGGCCCTCCAAATAAAATTAAATTAAAAATAACCAATCGCTATTTGGGGCGATATCCCGTATACCCTTTATCGTTGGGGCACGATACCGTTAGTTTTACGAGCACGACCTCGAACAGTTAACGTCACTGTAGACGAAAAAACGATTTTTATACTGAACGACCAGTGTTGGATTTCGTTCCAACGTACGAATTCTTGTTAGTATACTACTCTTTAATCAAAGTCACCACGTAATCTTCTTAAAGTTTCTTCTGGTAGTGCACGAAACTCATCATCAGATAACGTGTTTATGTTAACGACTTTGCTTTCTTTAGCACCATCGCCCTTCATAGCAGGGGGTTGTGCTTGAGAAGCTTCTACTTTTTTCTTTACATTAGCCTTTTGCTTCTTTTCTTGCACCGCTTTCGTCAACGTAGGTGCAGGATCAGCCGTTGGTTCATCTGAAACTTGTAACAAATCAGGTTTTTTAGACAATAAAGTAACTTCAGTAGCTTTTGCTAAAGAATCAGCTGCACCATAACCTTGATATATAAAAGCATCACGCAACTCCATAACTTCTTGCGTTAGTTTTTCATCAAAAGTTTTACTTTTTTCATCAAAAATAGGAAAAACTTCCATTATTTCGTTAGCTTTTTGTTGTAACTCATGTTGTTCTCTATCTTGTTGCACTGTTTGGCCCATTTTGCTTTGCATTTCGGACATGAGTTGCTCTCTTTCAGCTGTTCTTATCTCATTTCTCAATTGTGCAGCAGCATCAGTCTGTCCTTCGAGTACTAAATCTTGATATTCTTTTTCTTTAGACACAAAATCGTACTGGGGAGCTTCTGTTTCATTAACATCATCTTGCTTTTCAATATCTTGGAGTTTTTTCTGCATTTCTTTGTTCTTTGCAAGCACTTCATCAAGTCTAGATTTAGGAACCATTGGAGCTTTTGGCTCTTCTTCTATAACTTCCTCTACTTCAGCGACTTCTGGAGCAGCTTCTACTTCTGCAGCTTCCTCCATTGGCTCCACAGGTTGCTCATCATCTGTTTGTAATTCTTCTGCAGGCTCTTCTTCTGTTGTAGCTTCTGGTTCTTCAACTGCAACTTCTTCTTCTTCTGCCTCTGCAACTTCTTCTGTTGCTTCCTCAGTGCTAGATTCCTCTTCGGTTTGTTCATCTTGAGTTTCCTCTTCTTCAAAATTCATATCTACTTGAAAAGGCGCTACGTCCTCTTCAGTTTTTGCATCTGCTCCTGGCATTCCATCGAATACTAGGTCCTCGGTTTCAGTTGTGTTATCTTTTTTAGCCACGGTTATTACCTCCTCTTGGTTTCATAGCTTCAACAGCAATCTTAGATGCTGCTTGGGTTTCAGTTTGACCTTTCCTCATATCATTAGTTAATGATGATAACTGCTGACGTAAGGCAAGTTCCTGTTGCTTCATTTGCATTTTACTTTGTATCTCAGCCGCTTTTAATTGTGGATCAGCTGCGGACTCTTGTGCCT